GTTGGAGAGGGCCGGGCCGGGCGGCGCTACAGGGGCTTGACCCTGCCGGAGGGCCTCCAGCCGGACGGCCAGTTCGCGTGCGTTTTCCTCTTCCGCCGCCGTCTCGATGACGTCGGCCCTCGGCGGCCTGGGAGCCGCACGTGGCCTGATCTCTTGTCGTTCAGGCTGCGGTTGTTTCTTGCGTGCTTTTTCGGGGCCTTGCTCAGGACGCGCCGCTTTGGGACGGGGCGACCGAACCGTCAGCGTCTGCACCGGGGACGCCTTCCGCATGGGGAGGACCTGGACAGTCCCCGCCCTGGCCTTGCTACCTGGCACGGCCAGATTGGCAACCCGGGAAAGGTTCTGCCCCGCCGCCTGGAGCATCCGCGGCAGGGCCGCCATGGCCGAACGGAGCAATGCCATAAGTGCCGAGACTGCGGGAGCCATCAAAACACCCCCATGTTCCAGTCAAAGGTATCCAGGTTCACGTTATCCGGAACCGTCACCAACTGCGTTTCCCAGCGAAAGGGATGACCATTCGGGTTTTGCTCCTCCTGTCGCTGCAGGCTGAGAATCGAAAGCCACATCATCGCCCAGAATCCCCGGTCCCGCGGATCGACCAGCAGGGGTATGGCCTGGATTCCCAGACTCAGGGCGAGGGGGATGATGTGTTCGTACTTTTTTTTTGCGCCTCAAACCACTCCTGGAAGACGAGCATCAGTTCCCCGAGTTCCTGGTAGGAGGCCCCCTCCGGTCCGATGGGAATCTCAAAGGCCTCGGCAATCAGCTGATAGGCGTGGTCGATCTGGGACGGATCGTAGTTACCCAGGTCCGATTGGGCCTGGACGGTCTGGAGGACCTCACTGACCTTCTCCTGGTTGAGGCGAAAGAGGATGCGGATGGGGTCCCGCACGTACCATTGCGATCCCAACCGAAACACCAAAAACCCCCGTCGGGCGTATGTCCGGTATGTCCAGGAGCGGAACCAGTCGATCATGGCGTCAGGAGTTCCTCCGTCCAGAGGAGATTGGCCGTCGGGTCGCGATAGGCCGTGGCCAGAAAGTGGAGCGTCGTGAAGCGGCGGCCCCAGTTGTCGGTCATGGGATCGGTCGTGATGAGACACCGGGGAAAGGTGAATGCCAGGACCTTCCCATCCGACCGGTCGGCGATGTTGCTGCTGATCTTGACCCCAAAGTACCGCCCGCTCTGAAACAGGAGGGTCCCCGGGACGGGCAAGGTGTTGTACTGTTCGCCCGTCTTCCGTTTGCTCATGGCCACGATCTTTTTCCGCACCTCATCATCGAAGCTCGTCAGTTCACAATCGATCCGGACGATCATGTCCAGAAAGATCATGTCGAGGGGGGTTCCCTCATCGCCGCCATGCGAATCACACGGGACGGGCATCTGAAAGGCCTGCCGGGTGAACGTCACGCCGTTCCGCGTCAGGCCCAAAAGCTCGTACGTATCGTTGGTCCCGGTGTTCACGTAAACTTCGGCCAGACCGCGAACAACAGGAAGCACTGCCATACCCACACCTCACGATTCTTCCGGATAGGTCCGGTCCAGGGGCAACCGCTGGGCCTCCGAGGGATAAAAATGTCGCGTCCGCAGGGGCAAGACGTTGAGGGCGATCCGTTCTGCCAGGATCGGCCCCTGAACGGCAATCTCGGTGGCCTGGACCTTCTCCGGCAGGTTGAGGATATTCACACCCTTGCTTAACAGTTCCAGCTGTTTTTCCGCCTGTTCGATGATGGCCTTGGTCCCTTCGTCCAGTCTCGCAATCCGATTGAACACGAGATAGCCAAGGGCAATGGCGCAGACCAGCCACTTGAGATACCAGCCGCTGTTGCCACTCAGCACCTGGAGGTCCTCCACACGATACCGGCCGCTGGTCAGTAAGGCCGCTTCGACACGCCCACTGGCGGCATCTAAACAGGCCTGAATCCGCTCGCTGGCGGCGGCGTCCTCGGGCACCCCGGAGTCCGAGGCCAGGTCCTCCACCAGGACCTCGTTGAAAAACGTCACCAGATCAGCCGGTGTTGCGTAGCCCATCTCAGCCATCCTGGATGACCTTCACAAGATCATGGGCCACCACGGCGGCCGGTGAATCCTTTGCCACCGGCTGGCCGTTGAGCAAGGCCCGCACCATCCCGTAAAAGGCGTTCCAGGCAGGATCGCTCTCGACCAGGGCCGCCAGCACGTTCATCACGGCGTCGTCGTAAACGTTCGGCGTCACAACGGCCAGGGTCTTACCAACCTTGACCGTGGCCCGCACCCACGCCCGAAAGGCCTCCTCATCCTGGACATTGGGGCCTTTGATCAAGACATCAATCGTGTCGATCCCGATCTCCCTCAAAACGGCAATGATCTTGAGGAAATCCGCCAGACCCTTGGTATTCAACGGCATCATCGTTCAACCTCCCGAATAGACGGGAACACGGGCCGCCCAGGCCCCAAAATAGCCGATCCCCGTCGTGACCTGCTTCTTGCTCATGGTTCCGAATCCGGCGTCGCCCCAATCCGTCCCCCAGGAATTGAGAAACCGAATCGCCGGTTGACTGTTCTCGTACACCACGGACACGGCACAAATGGCGTGTCCCCCGCCGCCCCACCAGACGCCGTAACACACCGGAAACCCCAGCAGGACCGCCGTCACGAATTCTTCCCACGTCCCGATGTCATACCATTCCGTGAGCCGGTACTTGGCGGCCTCGGCCTTCCAGTCCTGGGGAAACGATTTCCGCCAACTGATCTCATCGCCCCAGAGACTCACCGGAAGGACCCCATTGCGGCTGATCGCCTGCAGGTTGTCGTCAATGGAGGACCCGGCATCGACGCCCCCGTTGACCTGCTTGTAGAGACTGGCCGGGCTGAGGTGGACAAAGGGCAGCCCCGCCGCCTGGCGCACAATCTCCAGACAGGCCGTTGCGGCGTTGGAAGCACAGGAACCGACGCCGTCCTGATCGTGGACAATCGGGACATACGGCTTCAAGGAGACCTCCGCCGCCCGATCCTTCCATTGGCTCTCCGGGATCAGGTCGATCTTGTCGGCCAGGCGGGGGAAGAGTTGCCCTAACCGCGTCCGCCGCGGAAGACACCCCGCCGCCTTTCCTTCAGGCATGATACGATAGATCATCACTTGATCACCCGCTGAATGGCGTCCAGAACACCCTGCTCTGAGGTCATCGCTTCGTTGAGGACGATTCGTCCTTGACTATCGCGAACAATCAGCCGCGGGAGGGGATGCTTCACAGCCTCCTGAATAATCTCTTGAAGGGTCCGATTCTCCGTTTCTGCGTCCTTATCCACCAAAAAGAATTGGGACTTTTTGTCGGCGACATACTGCCGGATGAGTTGTGACGTGATGGCCTTGACGACCTCGCGCGGTAATGTATCTCGCTCGGCAGATTCCTCGACAATCGCCACGGTGAAGGGGCCGACGGGCTGGGGTCCCGGAGACGGTCCGGGGTCCGGGTTGGGATCGGGCTGCGGCCCGGGAAAAGGCCCCGGCGGGACGTCCCGGAACGCAAACTGGACGTCCACGGCATACACGACCAGTCGGCCGTCCACAATCGCCGCCACGGCCAGGGTTGGCTTGTCGGACGTGCCCAGCAGAATCCAGCGTTGCTCGGAGGCGTTGGCCAGCCGTAGCATCAGCCAATCGCCCCCGTACCACTCCAGTTCTGGGCCGCCTTGCAGGAACGTCATGGCCGCCAATAGGATCAGTTTCGCCATACTTCGCCCTCGATCAGGTGATCACATTCGTGAAGAGGACCCCGGCCGCAGGGGCCGTGAGCTTGACATCGAAGTAATCGACGACCCGCCCGTACACGAGTTGATGCCAGGCGTCCTCCTTCGTCTCGACCCGCATCTCCCAGCCTTCCCGGGCAAAGAGCGTGACCGTCGAGAAGCTGATCGATCCGGACGGCGCCGTGAGGGCCCCGGGACGGGAGACCAGCAGGGCGACGTTGTCCGCCAAAGCGCCCGTCTTGGTCGTGCTGGCCGCCCCCTTGAACGTCGTCACACGCTTTGTGTCCTCCACAATCACCTCGATGCCATAGAGGCGATCCGGGAGTCCGTAGATCGTGTTCCGTCCCTCCAGTTCGCCCCGGATTTGGGCCAGGGCGAAGGGCGAGGACTTGATGTAATCGACAAGCTCCTGGGTCTTGGCCATGACCCGGGCCAGCCCGGAGGAAATGACCAGCCGCAAATCGGACGGCCTGACGACGCCCAGGGTGTCGTTGAGAATCAATTCCGCGGCATAGGTGATGCTGTTGCGGATGACCTGGTTGGCCACCGTGGCCCCGTCCCACCGCGTGCTGCTGTTGCCGGGGATCGTCGGCACACTCAAGACATGCGACGACGGCCACTGGGCGCTATCCGTGAGGATGCTCAGGACCCTGACCGATCTTGCCGTCATGGCCTGCTGGGCCGCATAACGGGCGTGCTGGGCCACAATGTCCCAGCTGGCGTTGCGGGCCGTCTCCATGTCCATCCGGAAAGGATAGGCATACCGCTTGCACTCAAAGGGCTGGAACTCAAAACTTTCCAGGTTCCAGTTCCCATCCGGGGCTTCATTACCCGGGGCCCACATGAACTCCCGCAAATCCGTATTGATGACCCGGGCCGCCTGCTCCGAGGTCATCACCAGATAATAACCGGCAGGCTTCTGGGAGGCTTGAATCTGGACGTAATTGTTGAGCGGAAAATCCTTCGGATTCCGCGCAAATTCCACCACCAGTTTGCCGCTCGCCTCATGCGAATGGACGAAGACCGACGTGGGACCAGGATGAACAGCAGGCATATTCTTGCACCTCCATCAGCCTCAGCTCGAAGCAGGCCGTTCGCTGTAAATCTTCACAATGCAACGGACCAACTGACCGGCCGCCGTGGCCGCCTCCTTGGCAATCGCACCGATGTGTTGGATGGTCGTACCACTTGTGGCAATCGCCACGGCACGCCCGTTGCTGTCACTCTTGAGACGGGTCCCGGCAGAAAAGGCGGCCCCGGCCTCGATCAGACACTCCTCCCCGTCGCCAAAGAAGAACACCGGATCACCCGTCCTGGCGTGGTAATTGGATGTCACCAGATTGCTCAAAGGCGGATACTTGGCGCTGGGACCGGCCACGCCAATCACGGGCGTGTTGTCGCCCCCCTGCTGAACCTGATGCTCACCCGTCACCCGCACAAAGCGACAGGGCAGAATATCGCCACCGGCAATCAAGGGGCTTCCACTCATGACTTCACTCCTCCAACCACCTGTTGCAAGGCTTCCTCGAATGTCAGGCCTTTCGTCGTGGCCAGCTGCACGGCCTTGGCCACCGCTTCGCTCCCATAGACGGTGTAACTGATGCTCCCGTCAGGATGACGCTCGTACTTGAGCGATTCCGTCGGATATCCCGACGTGTCGGTCATCTCCGCCGGGATCAGACCGCTGGCCGGGTTCTCCTTGTAGTTCGGAATCACCTCCTTGACGTGGAGATCGAACTGCTGATCGTTCATCCGGCGACAGCGGGCGAATTCCTTGTCCAGATCGAAGATGAACCGGGCCCGCAACTGCTTGAGCTTGCTGTACCGCTCGACATCGGTCCGCTTGGAGCGCTCCTCCTCAAGCTGCTTCTTGAGGAGTTCAATCTGCTCCTTGAGGGCCTCGATGCTGGCCTCGGCGGCGTTTTCCGCGGCTTCCTTCTCGTACTCGGTCTTGGCCTTGGCCTCCCCGGCATCGACCACCGGTGTCGTCGCACCGTTTTCCGGACCGGAGGACGTCCCTTCCTCTTCCGCCGCCATCTTCTTCTGAATCCACTGACCGACCGGCGTCTCCAAAAAAGCCTGCACAATCGCGTCCAAGTCTTCTTTGCTCAAGGCCATAGACTTCGCCTCCTGTTGCTCGTATTCCGCACGGCTGGCCGCCGCACCGAACATCTTCCGCTGCTTCTCCGTCAAAGGATGACCGCGAACCTCCTTGTCGTGGAGAATCTGCTTCGCCTTCTGGGGGTCGATGCTCTCGCTGGGGAGTTCATAGACGGCCCCCGCCGCCATATCGACGATCCCCTCGGCCCCCTTCTGGACCATCTCGGGAATCTTTTCCACCGCCGCTAAGGCCGTCTGGGCACCGGCGGCCGCCGCTGCCGGGGCCGCATAGTCCGTCTTCCGCTGTCGCTTTCCCATCTCTGGCACGTACACACTCGTCGGCCCCGGCTCGGCGGCGCTGTAACGAATCCGAATCCCGCCGCTCCTGTCCCTGGAATACAAGAGTCCCAGATCAAGCCGGGGCGTCTTCGAAATCAGGGCTATCGGATCAAGAAACCACTTCTCAAACGGGCCGTCGTTGTACAGCTCCACACTCCGCTTGGGATAGTGCTTGAGAACGTCCTTGTAGTCCCGATAGATGTGAAAATCCGCCGTGATCGCCCAAACGGTCTCCTCCTCCAAGGGCAGGGGTTCCACATAAAAGGGACCGGCAAAGCCCACACAGGGCGTGTCCTCGCTCCTTCCCGTGTGGTTGATGACAATCGTGGCATAATCCCCCGTTTGCTCGATCCGCCGGTTGCAGTTGTCGGCAATCTGCTGGAGCTTCGCGCGGTCAAAGTAAATGACCCGCCCGTCCGGCAGCCGCAGGTAGTGCTCGCGAAAGATCGGCACCCGCGGGATATGGACGAATTGTTCCGAATCGAGTTGTTGATCAAGGCTTACTGTGGCCATCTCTTGTGAATACTCGTTGGGGCGTTACTCGACTAATACCAGAAAACCGAAGATTGAAGTCAATAACCCGATCAGTGGGGATTAGACCATATAAGAAGGTGACTATTGGCGGGATAGATAGGAATAGAGGACCACCGGGCTAATACCGGGCAAAAAAGAACCGCCTGTGCACGGCGTCACAGGCGGCCTTCGTGGAGGGCGCCACGAGAGGATTCAAAACAGACAAGACAAAGTTTACAGAATCAGGTCTTTAATGGCTTCCCATTCGTTGTCCCAGTAGGGTTCTCGCCACTGGTAAATGGGGTTTTCTTCATAATTCGCCCCGTATAGGCTTTCTAACCAGTACTGTTTCATTTTCTGTTCGTATTCCGCCTCGGCCTTCTGGTATTCCTCCGGCGGGAGTTCCTTCGGCGGTGGCTTGGGCTCCGTTAGTGTAGTCGGAATTTTGCGGAAATTCTTGGCCAACTCGAGCGCTTCGGCACGAGTCCGCGGTCTAGGACGATTTTGCGGCTCACTCATGGCCATGGCTCCTCGTAGCCCTCCGGATACTGATCAGCATCGAAGTCGCCATAATATCCAGTTTCTGCCCGCTGCCGAATCTCTTCTGGGTCTCGGGTGTCCCCGATATATCGCATGAAATAAATCGGCGGTCGGTCGTTCTTTTCGTAATCCCACCCCTCGGGGGCATACTGATCATCCCAGGGCACAACCTTATACACCTTAAACCCGAACTTGTGGTAGATTTTCGCAAGACCATCGCCGATGCAATCGAGTGTCGTGGCCCCCTGACTGATGGCCTCAATCACCGCCGCCTGTCCCCCGCCCTTAGGTCCTTGCGGGGTGCGGAACACGTTGCAGAGGTCATACTCGCCAGGCCTATCGGGGATCGGAACCAACATGTAACCGGCTGTCCCGTCCTCTGTCTGGAAGATTTTCGCACCCGCCTTAATTTTATCTTCAATCTCTTCCGCAGTGTATTGCGAGAGATAGGCCCGCTTATCAGCTGGTAAGGAATCACGGAACTGGATAAACCGCTGAGGCGTCGTCGGGCCAAACTTGACCTGAGGAAGTTTGCTGGCCTTCTGCGGAGGACCAGCGTGTTCTTCCTCCTTTTTCGGGGAAGCCGACGGTTCTTTCAGTTGCGATGGTTCGCTTTTCGTCTCGTCAACGACTTGCCACTGAAGCTTGCCAGCCGCATTGGGTATGTAAGCATAGGTCTTGCCTTTGATCGTGACCCGTGTTCCTTCCTCTGGGTTCTCCGGCAAACCTTCAGGGAGAGAGTAATGGATGCCTTTCGCCCGCGCATAATTAAAGGGAACCGTCGTTTGGGATTCTTGACCCTGTCCCGGCAGCTGCACGACCTCATCTTCCGGGCCGGGCGGGCTGATCCCGACCAGTTTCCTGATCTCCTCGGCCTTAATAGCCAGCCCCATCCGGTAGGCCCGCTCCAAAAGCTCCAGACGCTCGCTGACGTTCTCATCCTCCGTCTTGATCACAAACCGGAAGTCTTCCTCGGCAAACTCCGGAAAATTGTGCTCCAAAAGGGGCCTGACGAGGTCGGTCGTGATCGACTCTTCCAGGTTGCGGGCGTCATAGCGGACGATCTGCTGGAAGGTCGCCAGGTGAATCTCCCCGAGATTGCTCCCCAGACCCGTGTTGGCCGCCTCGCTCGTCAGGGTCTGTCCCAGGATGTAACGCTTGATGACGTGCGAGAAATACTCGACAATAACCCGCGCCGCCTCCGCCCCCGCCATCGAGGGTTCAATCCGCTGGTAGTTGAACCCCCCGAAGCCCGCCGAATCCGGCCACTGGGGGACCAGGACCACATTCCGGTGCTCGCCGATCCTTTGCGTGGCCGCCTGCCGGACCCGCTCCTCCGCCTCCTTCGATCCCGCCGGATAGCCCCAAATCTCAAACCCAAAGGCACTCCGCTCCAGAAACTCCATCAAAAATGACAGAATCTCTTGTTTTTGATACCACAACCAGTAGATGCGGCTTCTGATCCCGATCCCGTGCCGGGAACCGGCCATCTCCGGGCACTCGTAGGGGGCGTCCTCCAGGATGTGCTTGTGGACGGCCACCAGGGACCGCTCCCAGGGTTTCAAAAAATAGGCCGGTCCCATGCTCGTCACCTCCGTTTGGGACCGAATCGCCTCCCGCAAGAGACTCGGCCCGGCGTCGCTCATCATGGGCGTCGCCGGATTGAGCTTGATCCCCAGCTCTTCCCGCCGGGCGTTCTCGTCCCACCGGAAGACGAGCTTGTCGCCGCTGAGGGGATACCAACTGACAACCGTCAGGTAAGGTCTGCCCTCAACCGTCGTCCAGCCCCAGCGGTGGACCACCGCCGCCCGGCCATACCAAATGGCCCGCAACAGCGATTCCCGGTACTGCATGAACCGCGGAATCTTGCGAAGCAGTCGGCCAAGAATCCTTGCGATTTCCGCTTCGGCATCTCCTGACCCCTCGGGCGGTTCAATACTCCAGTCGAGAAGGCACGTCGCCCGATAGCGCTGCTCCAGGCATTCGGTGATCGTGGGGTCGTTGAGCATGTAGCGGGCGTTGGCCAGCGACGCCCGGAGGGCCTCGTCCGAAGGCCGGTAAATCCGACTGGCCAAATCCGTGACCCCGCTGAAGGTGAAGACATGGGGCACCGGAAACTGCCCGAGGTTGTCCGGCAGCCGAAAGAGCGTCCCCCCGCCGGGATGCCGGGCCACCACCTCCAGCATCGCCGGGACCTCCCGCTGATAGCGGATTGCCCCTTGCCCCTCAGCCCTTGCCCCCGGATTCTCTTCGGGGGCCGGAAAGACCTTTCGCGCCCATCCGTCAATCCATTCGCGAATCCTCATAGAGAACCTCCACCACGGCCCGGCAGGCCGCGGTTCGGTAATCCACGCACCGGCATGTCGGGAAGGGGAGACACATACTCCCGACCGCTCTCCCCAACGACCCGCCGACGCAAATACCACTCTTCGCCGCCGCCCATGTAAACCGCCTTGCGGGGGACATAGCCCCCAACAATCCCCGCCAGGGTGTAGTCATAACGATGCCCGGAAACCGTCCCCCGGATACGGATCAAATCCCAAACTGCCTTCCCTTTGCTGGGGGCTTCCAACAGGGCCAAGAAGACCTCCAAGGGGACGTGAAAATACTGATACAGCGGTCCCGGGCTGTCCGGCTTGGCCCGCGTCCCCGATCCCGGGGGAGGACTGGGCCTGAAACGGATGAACAGCGAACCGCTCTCGGCATCGTAGCCGAAACTGTAAACGTTGGAGGACCCTCTGGCCCGGACCATCTCCCCCGTGACAACCGGATGATCAGGGGGAAACGTCTTCCCGCGGATGACGACCTTGCCCCCCGCCACAGGCTCCACCGGGTAAGGCCGAACCCGATTCAGGTCTTGCCCTTCCGGGATGATCCGAAATCCCTTGCCCCGGAGGACCCGCGCCGCCCAGTTGAGTACATCCGGCTGATCGGAAAAGGCCTCGATGAGGCGCATCGCCAGGTTGAGTTCCCGCTGCTCCGGCCCCAGCGCGGCCTTGACCAGGGGTTCCAAACTCGCAAACCCCTCGATGACCATCCGGACCCCCTTCCAGACATCCCCCAGCCCATAGCGGAGGACCTCATCCTGGGCCCGGGCGTAGATGAACCGTGCGGCCTTTTCTAGGAATTGACTGGCCCCGCCTCTTTGGACAAGCTTCAAAAACTCCGCCGCGGCCCGCTCCGCTTCTCGCCCTCCCCGGCTGATCTGACGGGCGTAACCCTCCCACTGGCGAATCGTCTGCCACAGTTCGCCGCTGCGGAACTGCTTCAAGATGCGTTTCTGTTCCGGCGTCATCGCTCAAACCACCCTTCCCGCTTCTCGCTCACCTCGGGGACCGTCCGCAACCTTGGCCGGACCCGTTCCGTGACCACATTCCCCGTCCGCAGTTCGCGGGTCGCCCCCCAGATCATGTACCGTAGGGCGTCCACCGTGTCGTCCTCCCGCTTCACGGGCTCGGGCGGCGCCACATTCTGCCACACCCCCCGCGGGGGCCGCTTCCAGCGATACCGCCGCAATTCCTCGACACAGTGGCGGCAGTTCTCTGTGACCTTCAACTTCGGACTCCCCGACTCATCGCCGCCCAGCAACGTCCTGACCAGATCAATGCTCTCCAGCAGGACCGACCGCACCCCCGCCCGCGGCACCGGAAACACCTGGAAACCCATCTCCATCGCCTGGGCGATGCAATCCGGACGACTCGGATCGGCGAAAAAGACGGGACTGACCCGCAGCCGGTCACAGAGCTGCTTCAGGGCATTCAGATGATCGGTCATCGTCGTGTGGGGCGTGTTATTCCAGTACTCCTCAAAAACGATCCAATTACCGTCCACATGTCTGGCCCCAATCACCGCGGCAAAAGGGTGCTCCCGACTGGCCCCCCAGTCGATCCCGCCGTAGAACCTCCAGCCGAAACGCTGAAACGTCACCGACTCCCGCGGGATGACATGCTTGGCCCGGCTGAACGTCTCGAAGATCGCCCCCTCCCACGTTGGCAACGCCCCGGTAAGCCGTGTGTCCCACATCTCCCGCGGGATGCTGGCCTTGAAAATCTGCAGCCACTCCCGCGAAATCGCCGTGTTGCACTCGGTGTTCAGCCGATAGACCTTCCAACCGGGCGGGGGATTGTCGATGATCGATTCGACCCACAGACAAAGCTCCGGATCGGTCGGCGTGAACTCGGCAAAACAGGATCCCGCAAACATGTATTCCCGACAGCCCCGGAGGGCCTCAATGAGAAGATCGGGGTGAAACTGCTCCGAAAAGAGAAAACCGCCAATCGACCGGGCCTGAAGTCCCCGCTCCCCCTGGGCAAAACTCTTAAACTCCAGAATCCAGTTTTTGCCGGGATGATTCGGCCAGGGTTTCAGTCTCACCGCCTTCGGCCAGCCCCGCTTCTTGTCCAGCCAGCTAATCCCCTCCCACTCGATCTCGCACTCCGGGATCATCCCCAACCCCAGCAACTTTTCCTGCCAAACAACCCCGCAGACCTGCTCAAAGGTCTCCGAGACAATCCAAAACGGAGTATCCCGCCGAGGGGGCGGCTGCACCGAAAGCACAAACCGGGCCAGCTTGTACGCCGCCGCCGTGGTCGTCCCCGAACCGTTCCCCCCGATCAAGACCGCCACCCCCGGAAGCTGCTCATAGACAAAGGACGACTGCTCGTCGAAGAGTTCCGGCCGGTCGGGACGAGGACGAAACCGACAATACCCTGAATCGATCAACTCGGTGATTTGCTCAACAAGACACGTGTCCATACGGCTCAATTGTCACTCGGCCCAAGCAACCGCCGGACCCTCTCCAGGAGCATCTCCCGAACCTGCTCCGGCGTGTGCCCCGCCACGCGAATCTCCGTCGTGTTCGTATCCTTGGGCTGCTGATAGACCCCGGCAATCCGGGCCTCCTGCTCAATCGTCCAGGCAATCAGCCGCTGGACGCCCGGATGCTGAAGCCCCACCTTCCAGGCCTCCGCCCTCAACTGCCGCAACTGGGCCACAATCTCCGCCGGGAGAATCGAAACCTCCTGATGCCACTGCTCCCGCAACTTCCTGACCCACACCGAAATCGTCTTGTGGGGATAATTCAACTCCCGCGCTATCTGACTGATCGTCCACCCCTTCAGCCACAACTCCCCCACCCGCTCGATCTGTTCCGGACTGAGATGCTTTGCCATAAACGGCCTCCCATTGGTCGCGTAATTTGAGCGTCTTCGCATACGACAGCCCCAAATGCCGGGCTATCTTCCGAATCGACCACCCCAACCGCTGCAACTTCCCAAAGGCCTGCAGCAACTCCCACGTCTTCTTCGAAACCCCCGGCAGCGGAACAACCACGACCTCGTCCGCAAACCGCAACCCCAGCCGCTTCCGCAGGGCCTCGATCCGCTTCAGCATCGCTTCTTTCCGCTCTTCGAACTCCTTCACCACGGGCGGCTGCCACCTGTCAAGATGGAGGCCCGGGCGGCGACGCTCCTCCCGCAGCTTCTCCAAAGCGGGATTCCCATGCTCATCCTTCCACCCCAGAATCCAGCAAATCTGCTCGTCGCTGACCCCGCTCTGGGATAACGCTCCAAGATCGGGCTTCTCCCACGCCGGGGGCTGCCATGATGCCACCTGCACCTTGGCCGCCGTCAAACCGTAGGCCAACGCCTTCTGAAAATCCCCCTCCAACAAGGACTCCTGACTCTGACGAAGCAGTTCAAAGAATCTTCGCTCCTCCGGGGCCGCCGCCTGCTGAAGCGGCAGGTCGATCTCCAGACCGTCAAGCATGTCGATGGCCCGATCACCCATCCCGTGCTCCCGCTCCACGGCGTTCAGCCAATCCGCCACCCAACACTCCCATATGCGGTCCATTCATCCCACTCCTGCATTCCTGACCTTCCGCACCTTCCGCTCACGCATGTACCGCAGCAGTTGTGCCCTGTTCCACACCTGTGAGGGACTCGGACCCAACACATCGGCGAGGTTTCCCGCCAGATTCTGAAGCCTCTCGATCTTCTGCTGGTACTCCCCAACAACGGACCTGTCTAATCCTGTGACATCCATCACCTCATCAATCTTAAACCCTTTCCATAAAAGTAACACACAATGGTATTCAACAATATAATCTTTCCAAGAATCAATGAGATTCCTGTAGAACAGTTTTTCACGATCTTCCATAGGATGCCGCATCCTCCAACTCGGCGGCTCCACCATCCATGACTTCGTTCATCAGGGCGCCAAATCGAGCCTCCGCCATCTCTAATTCCTCACGGGCGTCTTTGAGAGATTCCTTCAAATCCTGAATATCCCGTCGCAACTGGGAAACCCGCTTCCAGGCCTCAAAGACCCGACCCAACTTGTCTTTCGCCGCCACAAAAAGATCGTACTCCTGGTCTTTTTTCATGGTCCATCCTCCTTTCCACTTTCATTCTACCAGTTCATCGCTATGCTTCTAACACAAACTCGTGAATCATGACCTTGTCAACTTTACCCATCGACACCTCCCGAGAGAGAGGCGAACCATACCACCAGGAACAGGGCTAAGCTTTAAGACCGTGAGGGTGACGATTTGCGAGTCGTCAGCAAAAGCTCCAGCAAATTGCAGGGCGTCAAAGATGGGCTTGATGATATTATCCAGGTCCCGTCGTCTTTTGTCAGGTGGATAAGCTTCAATGTAAATCCAGAGTTTGTCATCCTCTGATGCCTGACGGCAACCGCCTCCTTCCTGGAGGAATTTCCACCACAGGCCGTCCACAGCTTCGCGATATTCCCGCCCGGCCCGAGATAAAACCATCCGCCCGTTCACGTTCCGCCAGTAACGGTTGGCCGTCGGCGGCCAGGGCAAGTCGAGCGTGATCTGCGAGTCACCCGTTGCCTGTTGAGGTTCAGAATTCGATGCGTGTTTGTCTTGCCAGTTCCTGAACAATTTCTTTCGGTCCTCCTTTCCGTCGCACTATCATGGCTTCACCGCCAAGTAGACTCCGGTACTGGTCTATCGGCAGGGTCCCGATTTCTCGCAGGATGTGCCGGTGCTCATCGTATTGGGCGATATTCCGCCGGTGCTCAGGCGCCGCCATGCGGTTACGCTCCAGGATCAGCTGCCCTTTTGGACACTTGCAGGCGACGACCGCCTCGTACGGGAAGGCAGGCAGCTTGCCCGTCTGGAGCACACGCTCCACGGTGCCCGGGTCAAGGATATTGACGTAGCCAGTATCGTCACACAGCTTGCAGGCAACGGCGCCCTCGCCCTCCGTGAGCCGCTGCCACTTCCTTGCATCCATCGCTGCGGCGATCCTTCTCGCCACTCGGGCAACCTCAAAGGGCAGTTTCGCCGCCCGCGGCATCTCGTCGCGCATGAGCTTCTTGCAAGCCCGCTCGATCGCCAGCGAAGGAAGCTTCGCAAGTTCGCTTTCGGCCTCCTGCATGTAGCGGCTCGGGCTCCCTGCCCTTTCCAGCCACTTTTCGAAATCTGGAAAATAACTGGCCACAAATGCCAGATTCGGGTATTGGGCCATTAGTGCACCTCTAAGCCGAAAATGTTCTTCTTTTTGACCTCCTTTTTGCGATACTTGCCTTCCAGAATCCTTGTCACCGAATCAGGCTTCAGGAACCAGTCGATATCGGCACGCCAGCCACGGTCGTTGTCGCCGAGTAGGAACGGACACTGGGGAATCTGCTCGATGGCGGCCAAGGCCTTTTCTAGCCAGGTTGGGTCGCGTAATCGGGTGCGGAGCCGCTGCTTGCGTTGCTCTGACCATTGACGGACGGAAACCAGGCCTGCTATTGCGTTCCAGGCAGCCTCCAGGCGTTCTATGGCACGCTTTAGGTCACAGGCCGTTTTGCCGTTCGAGCCAGAATCCTCCACGGCGAAGACGGGGGGTGCGGAAGCGTCAGCTTCCGGACTACCTCCGTTAGGAGGTATATATATTTCGTCTTCGTATATCGTCTTCGTCTTCGTATAAGGATGGGATGCCGATGGGGTCTGGATGGGATCGGTATGGGATACGTCAATTTTGCTTTCCCATCTCTGGTGGGGATGTTCTGCGGGATCGGGGTGGGATCGAGGCGTATTGGGATGGGATGGGGGCGTCATCAGGGAGGACGCGACCATCTGCACTGGGCCGTCGCGCGTTTGGACCTCGACATAACGAATCTCAAAGTTCCCGTCCGGATCGGGATACCTTGAGTACTGCGCGTTGCCGCAGCGTCTCCATCGGGTTACCTGGATCACCACCTGGTCACCCACTTCCCAACGAACCACGAGGCCTCGCTCCTCCAACTGGTTGACTCCGCGTTCAACGTCACTGGCTCGAAGTCGATCCTTCAGGGGGAATAGACGGGATTTGAGCACACTGCTACGGCCGTCTAATCGGCCTGCATCATCGACGGCGAGCAACAGACGGTGATAGACGCATTCGGCGAACCAGTCGAGGGCATCGACCCTTGGGCTGTCGAGAAATCCGTCTCGGATGACCCGGTTCGGCATTGCTTCATCCTTATTCGCTCATCCGTTCGCCGGACCGCCCGGCGATTTCCACCTCCGGGACTTGCACCCGGACGCCGCTAGGGGTGGAAAGCAACTAGCCTGGTCATTCACTGGTGTCCAGATTGGAGAGCATCGACTCGATACCTCTTCCTCCACGTTCTTCGTCATGGCCGAAAGAACTAACCAAAACTGGACGGCATTGATCGCTCAGTTTGATGTTCTTCTTCGACGTACGGCCTACGCCTGATCCACTCGTCGACTGGTTTGAGGCTTACCGCCTTCGGGTTCCGATAAACAGTCTCAACCCGCGGCACCTTGCGCTCGGCGGCACCTTTTCCGCGCATCCCGCTTCCGCGAACTCGCGCAGCTGCGTAACAGGCCACCTTCAACTTGAGCACTTCCCAGCCCGCGTCACGCAGCGGCTGATAGACTGCGTGATCGTAACACGACAACACGACGGCCCCGCGACACTCAAGCAGTACGTCAACTAGATTGGTGTGGTACTCCGGTGCAACCTCGTGTCTATAGATTTGCCTGTGGTCTCTCTCCCGTGTGTCGGGGTGGTAAGGAGGATCAACGTAGAACACCGCGTGCTCGTTGTCCCAATATTTGAGTACCTCTAGGGCGTCTCGATTGTCTATTTGCACCCTCATGAGGCGCCAATGAAACGCGTCTAACATAACTAGGCGCATAAGCCAGCTATTAACACAGTCTGCTACACCGCGTGTTGAGACGAAGGTTCTCCCCCAATTGTATAGCTCTGACTCATGGCCTGAGATGCCAAAGTTCATCCTGACTAAGAAGGCCCATGCCCGCGTTACATCATCGACCTCCTGCTGTCTATCGCTATCGCGAACCTCAATGGCCCGCTTAAGCTCGCTTCTCGCGTAGGGTGTATATAAGAGCCGGTGGCGCAGCTCCTCAAACTTTGTTTTGTCCTGCAAACAGCGAAAAACATTGACTATGTCATCGTTAATGTCGTTAATCACTTCGTTGGGCGCCGACTCACGTGCAAACAGGAGATTGGCTGCTCCGCAAAACGGTTCGCAGTACGGCTGGCCGCCGTCCGGCACAAGCCGCAGCAGCTTCGAGATCATATTGCCTTTTCCGCCGAAGTACTTGAATGGTGTGCGTAGCCGTTCTGGTCTCATGGTGCTGTCGAACCTCCTTTCAAAGCCTCCATCCCAGGCCCGGGAGTCGAACCCGGCAAGCTGGACTTATGAGGCCCAGCGGGACACCGGTCCTGCCTGGAGATTGTCAGCCTTCGTAATCTTCGCCGTGGTAGGCAATATCATGAGCGGTGGCCTTATCCACGGCCTGCGGCCCCCTCAGCATCAACTGCCGCTTTTCTCCGGAGCACTCGTGGCATAGGTACGCGTTCCTGCCGTTTTCGCACTCGACAGGGTGCGCGACCGGCATCCATTCGCCGCACGCTTCACAAAACGCCCCGCCCGGGCCGCGTGCCACTTCCGTCTCTGCCGCGACGCTCTCACGTCGCTTTCTCTCGATGTCTCTCATGGTCATCACCACAACCTCAGCTTCGGCCTCAGCCACATTCGCAAGGATCGGGTTGTTACCCACCTTTCTTCACCGCTCTCCACGTCGTTATGACTCGACAACCGTCCTCAAACTCCACCAAGACATTTCGCGGACCGGGACCGTTGGCCCGTTTCACGATCCGACACTTGGTTCCGTATCGTTCCGGTAGTCGGCTTTTGAACCGCCACACATATCTGAACTCGGCGAAACTATCACACTCGCCACCGGGCAGGCCAAACTCTGGGTTCCCGCACGCCGGGCACGGCGATTCCTCAGTCGGATACCGCCGGTAGCATCGCGTGCAAACGCGATAGGCAGGGCGCTCTTCATCATTCTTCTTTATGTTCATTTACTAAGTCGTCCACCCAGTCGTCGTAGCCTTCGTCATATCCCTTCTCGTACCCATCCTTAAACGCCTTCTCGCGCTCGACCTCAAGACACTTCCAGCAAATTGAAACAGCATATGTGCTCGGCCACAGATCAAAGGCTGGGCGAACGTCGAGAATTGCACCGCAGACCGCGCAGACACATGTCACACTTATGTTGCGATCAGTCGTTCCCATCGTTGGCGTGCCTCAGGGAAACAGTCTTGGCTCCCGAATCTCTTGCAGTAGCTCGTCCACCTTCTTCTCGGCGCGTTTCATTACAAGAAACGCCGCGTGATTGCGATTTCGTCTCCAGTAGTCAATCTGCGCGTGTCGCTCATGTTTGTGACTCCAAAAATAGCGTCGGCCTTCGCAATTCTTCCAGCAACTTGTCCACCTTCCTTTCCGCCCGCTTGGACGCTTCCAGGGCCGTCTGGCTCTTCGTCCGAAAATACTCGATTTGGCAATGGCGCATCTCGGCCACCGCGTCGATCAAGCGATCCAGGTCGGCACGCAGCCGCTGAACCCCTGATAAATCACCCGTCTTTTCTGGCATGGCCTTGTCTCCTCACGATGGGACCGCGAATCCACCGAATGAACCTCGGCAATTGCGCCTCGGCCCTTGCCTCCAACGTGTCGAGGACCGATTCCGCAAGAATCAGTGGGATCGCTCCCTCTTGAGCCAAACCGAATAGCCAATTGGCCCAGATATTCAGCCCGGCACGCTGACGGGCCATCCAGGGCCGCAGCCCCAGCCCGTACCGCCCACGAGGCCCTGAAACCTCAACCAGAACGAATCCATCCCGTACCGTGATCGTGTACGTGGCCATATCCTAGCCTCTCACCGGGCGTTGCTCCTTGACTTTCTTCTTGCCTGTGACGAGTTCATCACGGGCAATGGCAATGTGCGGCGGGGCCTCGATTCCCAGTTTGACCTGCCCGGGCCGAATCTCGGCCACAACGATCCGCACGCCATTGGAAAGCACAATCCCTTCCCCGATCCGTCGCGTCAAAACCAGCATCCGTCACTCCTTTTTCCCAAGACTCCTCATACCAGGTACTGTCTGTATTGACCGGCGTTCGCTCGTCTGTGAGCCAATCCGTCCGTGTGCCCCATGCTGTAGCCTTCGCGGTAATACTCGTCGCGTTCCCTCTCAAGACACTCCGGACAGAGTTCTACCACGAATACGACTTCTCCCTGACTCCCCTCATGAAAGTCGATCTCTAACTCGCGGTCGCATTCGCGACACACAAACACAATCTCACGCCTTTTTGGCCCCGCCATTTTTCAGCTCCTGATACCGATTCCGTGCCAGGTCAAGCAACTCATCAACTTCCCACTGGGAGAGGGTGTCGTCCTGCTTGATCCCTTCAGCTATGGCAGTCACCGCCTCCAGGTCGGCGGCCGCCTTGATTTTCTCCGCATAGACCCGATACGGCCCCGCGTCCGCATCGACCTCTACGTCTTCAGCCGGAGCTTCGGCCTTCTTAGCCTTAGCCTTGGCCTCGGCCTTCGGCTTCTCCGGCTTTTCCTCGGCGATTGGCTTGGCCCCGTTGCCGCTCAGCACATTCACGGCCGGAGCCGCAAACTGTGGATAATCCACCGCGTCCAAGTCGGCCACCGCGAGACTGATTTCAAACTCCAGTGGGAGAAACTTGATCATTCGCCGCAGGACCGTCTTGCGGGCCATCTCGCCCCAGTGATGCGTCCAGGGAGAATCGTTGGGGAATTTCTGGTAGCTCTTACTCTGATTGCGAACCCGATTGATCTCGTCAGCATCCATCCACTCAACCGCGGGAGGCGATCCATCCAGAAACGCCCGGGCGTAGCAGCCAATCGGCTCCCCCCGATCCTTCAACGCAATCTTGTGGCGAATCGGATTCTCCCGTCCGTAGTCGATCTCAAACTTATCGCTGGCGTGCACCAGCCGGGCCTCGACAAGTTTTACTCGCGGGTGCCGCATAGCCAATTTCACTAAACCCCGGTACCCGCAGATAAACTCGGCCCGATCCTTGAACGGGACCAGGAAGCCGTCTCCCGTAATGCCGCTTGGATCAAGCCCATACCGTGCCGCCTTGATCGTCGCCTCCACAATCGATTGCGGCGTGCAACTAAGAAGGGCCGGGGTACGAATCACCGCCGAGGCCACAATCGCAATCAGGCGGTCAGGATCAATCCCAAGTGCAGCATTTGCCGCAATTTGCGCCTTGGCCGCAGCAAGGGAATTCTGAATGACCGTCGCCTTATCCAGACTTCCCGTTTTGTCCTTGAATCTCTGACTAATCGCCGTGTTCATAATCAGCCCTCCACCTTGATCTCGTACCAACTCACCTCTCTCTTGCACTTCACGAACTCGTCGTCCCCGATCATGGCCTTGACCCTGTCTGAGTCCAGTCGCAATTGCGTCCGTTTCACAAAACGGACACAGAGCTTGCTGCCATCCCCCTTGTCGGCCATCAGCCCGCAGGCGGCTCCCGCAAGCTCAAAGAGCCTGTTTTTCGCCGCCTGCTCCGCTTTTTCAGCCTTCAATCGCTCGGCCCGCGCGTTCTGGTATGCGTTCAGAATCTCTTCAAGCTGCTCCGCCGGAACTGGGGCCAAGTCGCCGCTGTGGTCGATCACGTGAAAGATCGCCGCACTCGGCATAGAATCCGGGGGAGGTTCCTTCTTCTCGACGTATTTCCAGAAGTCGATGACGCGGTCCTTGATCTCCTCCTGAAGCGTGTGATCAGCCCGAACCGAATAATGGGCCAGACGAGGACCGGGCAATAAAGCCAAGACATGCCCGGTATCGGCTTTGCAGGTCATCAGCTGCGCCTGCACTTGCAGTTTCACATCCAGGGGGACTTCATCGCTTCCCGACTCGCCCCATTCCCGCGAACGCGGCGAATAGGCCGTCCCAACCTTGACTTCAAGAGGCTCGATGCGACCATACATCCGAAAGACGGCATCAAGCGTCGCCCTTAAGCGACACTCTTTCGATAACCGCACCACCCGCTGGATATTCCGTTTGAGAGGTGCGATTTCGCGATGCGCCCAATCCAACAGGGCGGGTTCCAGGATCGCCCCAAGCCGCATGGCCTCGTTCGGCGGCTGCGGTGCCGCGATGCCGATCTTCTCGGCCCAAACATCCCACGCCGACTTGAACGGCGAGACGCCGCAAATGGCGGGAACTTCCGACGCCCCAACGTACCTAGCCCGACTTGCCAACTGCCTTTCCGTCAACATGCTGCACCCTCCACAGCCCGGAGCCAGGACGGGGAGCGCGCGAGGCGTCCCACCTCCAGGCAACCCAGATTCCTGCTCCCCAGGTAACACGAGCCTGCCTCGCTCACTCCAACGAGGGAAGGGCCACCGATTTTCCCGCGGCTAAACGGCCCATGATTAACTAAGAGACTTTCAGGTCGATCCTCGGCACGACCGGCTTGATCGCGCCCAGCATGCGTGGGTCCACGTAATGCTTGATGGTTGTCTCGGGCGACGCGTGACCGGCCACCCTGGTGGCCATGTTGAGATCGTTCACTGCCGTCCAAGTGATACAAGTCCGCCGCATCTTCTGAAAAAGCTGGCCATGCATCGACCGCGGGGCCGGAATTCCCACCCGATCCACAATTCGGCGCAACGCCCGACACGGCCACTTCGGGTTGTAAGGGTGTTCCCAGATTTTTTCGCGGGGCGGAACTTTGATTTGCTGAAGAATAACAGCCAGATCGTCGGGAATCGCGAAGACTTGCTCGCGCTTGTTCTTGTTCGTCAATGCCCTGAGGAATCTGCCATTTAGATCGACCTGAAACCAGGATAGATTCAGGAGGCAACTTAGCCTCAAGCCGGTGTAGTAGCTCGCCAGGAGAATGGACTGCCACCAGAGCCGAGCCGGAACGGAACCCACATAGCCGTCGAGTTGTGCCACATAATCGAAGAGCTTTTTTGTTTCTTCTAACGTCCAGGCATCGGGAGTCCGCTTTTCCACTTGAATTTTTGGGAAGCGCGGTAAACGAGAAATCAGACCGCGTTGAAACGCCTCGTTGACAATCGCTTTTAAGACGACGAGATAGTGTTTCAGAGAATGCGATGAGCGGCAGTAATCTCCGATGGTGGATAGATACCGCCCAACGTGTTCTTCGCAGATATCGCCAACAAAGATGTCGCCGTTGGCCTCGATGAATCTCTTGATCACCCGCTTGATATCGTCGTGATGTTTGCGTGACTGATGAGGCCGCAAGAGAACGTACTGCTCCGCCAGATGAGACAT